AGAACCTGTAGTATGGCCTGAAACAAGGAGACAAGTGGTAAAGTACGAACCATTCCTTGATATAGATCGTGATAAATACAAATGTATCCTATTAAAAAAACTCGCATAGAACATGGCATTTTTTGATAATCCTATCATTAGAGCTGAGTCAGTTGAACTATTTGAAATCTATCAAAGGTTGGTTGATTTAGCCTCTAGAGGTACGTTGCTAAATAATGAAGAAAAAAAAGAATACTTAGAAAAAGTTGGTAGAGTTATAGAATTACAAAAGGTTTTATACTTTCGTGCAAGATATTCTAAGGATGAAGATGCTGCTGATTTCATAGAATACTTAAAACAATCTGCAAAACTATTGGGATATACAGACGGTGATATTGATGAGTGCTTTGTCACTATGCAGGCAGATGTTGAAAGAGCATTAGAACACTTTGATAATGATTGACAAATACCAACTAATATGTTACACTAAAAAAAGTAAGCCAAATACTAAAAAATACGGAGAACAAACATGTCTTTTTCTGCACTGAAGCGAGATTCTGCTTCTGCTTTTCAAAAATTAACTAAGGAACTAGAAAAGGTTTCATCTGGTGAATCAAATGCTAAGGATGATAATCTTTGGAAACCTGAGATGGATAAAGGTGGTAATGGTTACGCTGTAATCAGATTCCTGCCTGCACCCGATGGAGAAGATCTTCCTTGGGCAAAACTTTTTAGTCATGCTTTCCAAGGTCCTGGCGGCTGGTATATTGAAAACTCATTAACAACTATAAACAAGTCCGATCCTGTTGGTGATTTGAATCGTCAATTATGGAACTCTGGATCTGATCGTGATAAGGAAACTGCTCGTAAACAAAAACGTAAGTTATCTTATTACAGTAATATATTTGTTGTTCAAGATCCTTTACATCCTGAGAACGAGGGTAAAGTATTCTTGTATAAGTATGGAAAGAAAATCCATGATAAGATTGTCGAAGCTATGCAACCAGCATTTGCTGATGAGACTCCTATCAATCCATTTGATTTCTGGAAAGGTGCTAACTTCAAATTGAAGATTCGTAAGTTAGATGGTTACTGGAATTATGATAAGTCTGAGTTTGATAAGGTATCAACTCTTGGAGACTTTGATGATGAACAGTTAGAAGCTATCTACAAGTCACAACATTCTCTTACAGCATTTACTGATGCTTCAAACTTCAAAACTTATGAAGAACTTGAGAAGAGAATGAACACAGTTCTTTCTGCCAAGAAAAAGGTATCACCAATACCTGATGAAGATCTTGAAGATGAAAGTGAAGGTCGTGGGCCTATACCATCTGTTTCAGCAACAGTTGAACCTCCTGCCCCTCGTGTTGATGAGGAAGAGGAAGATGTAATGTCATACTTCTCAAGACTCGCAGAAGAGTAATACGAATTTCAAAATTCAATAAAAAAAGCCTCGAAAAAATTTTCGGGGCATTTTTTTGTCTAAAAGGTTTTTGTTTATCTTTGATATGGTTCTGATATTCTTAAACCACCTTTAGTAATTTTATATTTTGTATCATACTTCAATAGAGATTCTAATTCATCTTCAAATACAGATAAGTATTGCTGTTTAGGACAAATAATTTCTCTCTTCTTTTCATTCTCTTGATATTCCCATTCTCTATTTGTAATCTTAGTTAGTCCTGTTGTAGCAGGAACAGTATTTACTACTTGAGTATTTGGACTACCACCAGATTGAGTAAAGTATTTAAAATTCCATGATGGATAATAGTTTGCTGCTTGTTGAGCAGTAGTTCCTTCATAGTATTCTACAATTACACCTTGTTCTAACACTACACCTAAATTATTATCAGTAACTTTATTTGTTTCCCAATGTCTAGGATCATCGATTGCAGATCCATACTTACCATTCATATAATCTTCTAATTCATTTGATGAAAGAGGCCATTCTCTACGAATATCAATAATATTATTCATTAATAGAATTGTCCAATACCATTTTGTATCATTATACTTTTTATATGCAACTTCTTCTACAGTTTCGCCAGGCGTAACAGTATATGGAAGTGAAGAAGAAAAAATACTATTAAAGTTATCTCTATTTCTTACTCTACGAAAGAAATTTTTAGATACCTTATAGTTATCTTTAATCTTAAAGTCAGGGTATAAAAAATTTGGTTGTGAATCGAAAAACATTTTAATATCCTAGAGCAAGTACTTCTTGTGATGTAATGATTTCAGTCTCAGTAAATCCTAGAGTCATATCATAAGCAACTGGATTTGCTCCTTCATAAGTTGCCCATATATTATCTGGAGTATAATTAATTTGTATATCTGTCATAACGCATGGTTTAATTTTAGGAAGAGAATCAATTCTTTGACCATTATCTCCATTCTTCCAATGCAATCTAAACACATGAGGAACAGTTAACCAACGATCAGAAATATTTCCACCATCAAAAGTAGATCCACCTACTGTAAGTCCTAGTTTAGCAGCATAATCTGGTAACGATCTTCCTCTTAAAACTTGAAGAATATTTTTAATTGCTCTCGTTTCTGCATCATTTCTTGGAACTAATTTCCAATTAAAGTTAAAAGTTCTCATTCCAACTCCACCAAATACCTGTTCAACATATGGATTTAAAATTTTACCAAAACCATTTTGTGTAAACTGTGCTGCACCACCACCTAAACCAGGCAGTTTATCTAATATACTCATTACGATTCCTTGAGAACCAGCAGATGCAGCTGCTTGAAGTGTAGTCGCAATATTTGCTGCTGAAGCATCATTTGCAATTTGTTTTGCTAATGATGGTAGAATTTTACCTGCTATACCAGATCCTTCATTATATTTTGGATTGTCTTGATAGTTTACATTTGCTGGTATGGGTAATAGAACTCTTTCTTTAACGTTTGCTTTAGTTTTTGATTGTGTATTACTAAAGAACGTACCGTCTGCAATTGTAAGTGTGGTAGATGAAGTTCCTACACCACTTTCACCAGAAGCTTCATTAACTTGCCCGTCAGTTGTATTACTTTGTGTTACTGTAAACTGTTGATCTCCTGTCTTTTGAAATTCTACTACATCTATTTGTAAAAAGTCATGTTGTTCTGCCAATGGCCATCTCAACTGTCCATATGATGCATATGTACTAGCTGAATTATTTTTATCGAATGATGTTAGATTGCTTAGTTCCGATGGAACAGTGTATGATTTTGAGGCCATAAATACTAGGAAGACCGCTATTTCTCTATAGCTATATATGAATACTTTGAAGGGCAGATTTACACCAAGGAACATTAGGAAGTACAGAGGTGATTATCGTAACATTATTTTTCGATCATCTTGGGAACTCAAGTTCATGAAATATTGTGATTCCAATCCTAATATTTTAGAGTGGGGTAGTGAAGAGGTTGTAATTCCATACAGATCTCCATTAGATAATCGAGTACATAGATACTTTCCAGATTTTTATATGCACATCAAGGAATCAAATGGTACTACCAAAAAATACTTGATTGAAGTGAAACCAAAAAGACAAACAAAACCGCCAACAAAACAAAAGAGACAAACAAAAAAATATATCTATGAGGTAACTGAGTATGCAAAGAACCAAGCAAAATGGGAGGCTGCAAATCAATTTTGTTTAGATAGACGATGGCAGTTTAAAATTATCACAGAAGACGAACTTAAGGTATGAGTGTTTTTAGTTTAGTTCAAGAAGCAACAGGAGATGAACCACGTTCCTACGAGTGGTATCGGAACACGGTGAGAACAATTTTCAAACAAAGTGATTTGTTTGCCGATCTTGCTGAGTTAGAAGAGACTCTTGTACCAAGTCCAGGCTCACTCTATTTGTTTGAGTATAGGGCAGTTTACGCAGAGAGATTAAATTTTTATGATAGATTTCCTTTGGTGTATGTAACACAGGGAGGACTACAGTTTAAAGGATATAACTTACATTATCTGAACTTGAGAGATAGATTATATACAGCAACTGTATTACAGAGTGGAGTTCTGCCAAAGATAGACAAGAGGGCTTTTCATAGTTATTTGACTGAAGGACTAGAAACACCAATGTTTGTGATAAATAGTGATGATTATAAGACTGCTTCTTTCTTACCTGTAGAAGATTTTGGTGGATTAAGTAAACTTGCTGTCTGGAACGGGGCTAAACAATGACACTATCAAACTTAAATGAATTTAAATCTAAGTTTCAAACTTATGGTTTCAGTATGGCGAACCTTTATGATGTTCAGATAGATGTTGGTGGTAGTAGTAAATTATTTGATGTACTTCAAGGTAAGTTTAGACTAGCTGATGGTAGTGCTGGTCTAGGACAAATGATGGAACTGATGAAATTATATACATCTGAAGCAACTTTACCTGGCGTAAATATGTCTACAAGTGAGTATCGAATTACTAATACACCTCAGTTAAAATATGCCTATGGTACAGTGTTCAATACATTTTCCATGACATTCATGTTAGATTCTGGTTCATTGATTCGACAAGTATTTGATGTATGGACTGACACAATCTATCCATATTCTAGATGGGCAAGAGACAATGGTACTTTAAGAACTAAGTACAAAGATGATTATGTTTCTGATATTACTATACTAAAATATGAAAAAGCTAATTCATCTCTCATGAATTTGAACAAACTAAGATTCAATGCATTGTCAAAAAGAATGTTGACAAAGGAGATTATTCCTGGCAAGATTGGTGGTGTAACTGGTTTCTTTAAGTCAGTTCCAGTACATGCTGTTAAAATAATAAATGCTTTTCCTTCAAATATATCCGCTACATCACTAGGAAATGAGTCATCATCTATGACTCAACTATCAATTGAGTTTGAATATGAGTCAATTAGACCTACTGGAACTCGAAGAAAAGATGATGCTGACGGAGAATCAGCACTCGCACCGTTCTCAACAGAAGGTCTTTTTGCATAACTTTAAAAAACTCGTATAAATATTTTTATAATATATTATTGTTATAATGCCTTTACCAAAGTTAAACACGCCAACCTATGAGTTGACCTTACCATCTTCTAATAGAAAGGTTAAGTATAGACCTTTTCTTGTGAAGGAAGAAAAAATACTTCTTATCGCTATGGAGTCAGAAGATGAGAAGGAAATGCAGAATGCTGTCAAACAAATCCTTAAGAATTGTATTCTTACTAGAGGTATCAGTGTAGACAAACTTGCTGTATTTGATATTGAATATCTTTTTCTAAATATCAGAGGTAAATCTGTAGGTGAAGATATAAAATTGAATATTGTCTGTCCTGATGATGAGGTAACAGAAGTTGAAGTTTCTGTTAACGTTGAAGATGTCAAGATTCAAAAGTCTGACAAACATGATCCAGTTATTCAACTCACTGATCAAGTTGCGATTGTTATGAAGTATCCAAGCATGGAAATGTTTGTGAAAAATAATATTACAGGTGAGAATCAACAGAAAGTTGATACTATATTTGACATGACAATTGATTGTATATCTCAAGTTGTTGAAGGAGAAGATGTTCTAGAAGCAAAGAGTTTTTCTAAGAAAGAAATGCTAGAGTTTGTAGAAACATTTGACACACAACAATTCCAGAAGATACAAGATTTCTTTGAGACTATGCCTAAACTAAGTCATAAGATTAAAGTTCTTAATCCAAAAACAAATATTGAATCTGAGGTAACAATTGAGGGTCTCTCAAGTTTTTTCGACTAGTGTTGGCCCATGAATCATTAGAGAATTACTATCGTACTAATTTCGTAATGGTTCAACACCATAAATGGAGTCTTGAAACACTTGAGAATATGTTGCCATGGGAAAGAGAAGTTTATGTACAACAGCTTGTTGATTACATAGAAGAAGAAAACGAAAAAATTAAAAGCCGTCAACAGTCACAATGATTAAAGGTCTCCTAAATTCAGCATCATCCATGAAAAACATGGGGAATAAAAGTGGTGGCCTTCAAAAGTTCATGAAGGGTATGACTGGTAAGACTTCTGCTGACTATCAGGCAAGAGTCATGGGAGTCGGTGAGAAGGGTGAATATCTTTCACCAGAAGAAAGGAAAGCGAGATTTAAGGGATTTACATTAGGTACACAATCAGTAAAGAAAACACCTACTGCAGCTAGACTTGCATTACCAGCTGCACAATCAGATAGTGGAGGTGGAACTGGAAAACTAACAGATCATTTAGCAAAAGTAACACAATATCTGGAGAAGTTATTGGTTCTTGAGAACAATGCAATTGATCGATTACATGATAGAGTTTTAGGAACATCAAGAGAAATAGATACGGATGCAGCAGAAGCAGAAGAGAAGAAACAAGAGAGAGGTAAAGTAAAAGGTAGAAGAAAGAAAGATAGTGGTTTGATGAAAGGTATTAAGAAGAAAGCTGGTGGTATATTTGATTTCTTAATGCAATTTGGAAAAGTATTTGTAGGATTTAAGTTACTAGAATGGTTATCAGATCCAGCAAACCTTGTAAAAGTTGAGACTGTTGTAGGTTTCTTTGGATCAGTTTTTGATTTTGTTGGTAAAACTATAAAAGCAATCGGTCAAGGATTTAACTGGACAGTAGAAAAATTAAAAGAGGGAATACAATTTGTTAAAGATACTGTTACTAAAATTGGAGAGTTCTTTAGTTTTGAGTGGTTTGATGGAGAAGCATTTCAAGAACAGTTAGAAAGTATAACAAAAATATTTACTGAAGGCATACCAAAATTATTTGAAGAAGTAAATCTCTTTTTTACAGAAGATTTGCCAAATATGTTTAGTGAAATAGGTGCTAATATTGCTGATTTCTTTTCACCTTTAACTAATTTTCTTACAAATGATTTACCACAATTATTTTCTGATGTAGTATCTGGGGTCTTTAGTAAAGTTAAAAAATTATTTGGGTTTGAAGATGATGAATCAGATGATTCAGAATTATTTTCTGATAATGATAGTAATCAAAACGATGCAGAGAAGATGGAGAAGGGTGGACTCTTAAGAGGCCCTAGACATAGTGGAGGTGGAGTGCCAATTGAAGCTGAAGGTGGAGAATATGTATTGAACAGAAATGCAACTGCTGGTATTGAAAGAAGTATGCCAGGTTTTCTTGACTCAATGAACTTTGGTGCATTTCCTGCTGGAGGTTCTAGCATTTCTAGACCGACATATAAGTTTGGCGGTTATGTAGGTGCTAAATATAATGCTGGTGGTATTGTAAGAAATTATAATTTACCATCTATTTCTCCAAGTATTAATATTTCTACTCCAAAGATGGAGAGTGGAGGCCTTGTAGTTCCAAGTTTATCAAATCAAACTGGTGGTAGATTATCTGTTGCTCAAGTTGTAAGTAATAATATTTTAATGGAAGGTGGTGATGGAAAAGTTGTTATTCATGAACAAGGATCACACTTCACTTCCAATGCAGAACAGACTGCTTTTGATAGTGATTCTCTAGGTAATTGTGAACCACCAATAAACCAATGTCTTTATGGAGTTAGATACTAATGGCAATTACATCTGCTATTACTCTCTATAAAGGAAATCAATCCTCTGCTCTAAGTAAACCACTCATGAGTGGTGAAACAGTTACAGAAAAATCTGTAGATGCTGGTAGATCAATGAGAAGATCTGCTCTTCTTTTAATGAGAAAGAGAATACAAAGAGATAAATTAGAAGCAAAATATTTTAGATTAATTGATAAACAAAAATCAAAACAAAAGGCAAGAAATGAGGAGGATAAACAAGAAAAAACTTCTTTTCTAAGTGGAGTTGGTAGTGGTATAAAGCAAAGTGCTTCAAAGTTAGGAGGTAATTTGTTTGGTGCTATAGGAGATCTTCTAGGTTTCCTTGCATTAAATTGGATAGCTGATCCAAAAAATCACAGTACATTAACGACAATTGTATCAGGTTTAAAATCAGTTCTCAAATTTGTTGACTGGTTTGTTACTGGATCTGTTGATAACTTCTTTACTGGATTCTATAAAATGGTTAAGGAAGATGCTAGTATAATGGAAAGATTTGTAGGATTTTTCCAGATGGCAACTGGTGCTGTTGGAATATACTACGCATTGAATCCATTAAAGGCAGTTAAGCATGCATTTAAATTAGTTAAAGGTGCTCCTAAAAAGATTAAGTTTTTAAGAGTACTTTTTAAAAAGTTTCAGAAACAAGGACTTGGAAAAACTTTAAAGTTTTTGTTTCCAAAAACTTCAAAAGTAGTACAAAATATTGCAACAAAATTTAACAAAGTATTTAAAATTCCTCAAGCAAAAGAATTACTTAAAAAAATTCTAAGCAAGATTACTGTATCTGGAACTAATTTTCTAAAAAATAATACTGTTATACAAGCAATCTCAAAGAAATTACTTTTATTTGCTAAATCTGGTGGTGGTAAAGCACTTAAAGGTGCATTAAGAACTTTAACAAAACCTTTTAAAAATATTGTTGGTAAAGTACCTCTTATAGGACCTTTTCTTAGTATAGTTATCAATAGAGCTTTTGGTGATGATTGGGATGAAGCAGTTATCAAAGCAATGGGTGCTGGTTTAGGACAATGGATGGGTGCTGGTTTAGGTACACTAATTTTTCCTGGCGTTGGAACACTTATCGGTGGATTATTAGGAGGATTGATAGGTGATTGGTTAGGTGGAAGAATTTATCAGTTTATAAAAAATGGTAAAGATGGTAAGGTTGATCCAGTAACAGAAAAGGAAAGATCTAAAGCTAAAGCTCTTAGAAAGGCAATGAAAGATGCAGAGAAAAAAGGATTGACAGGTGATGAAGCAGATGAATTTGTAGAACGTAGAATGGAATCTTGGAAACTCAACAACCTTAAAAATGAACACATGATGTTGAGAGAATGGCAAGGAATTACTGCTGATCAAACTGAAATTGATATCACAGGAAAAGGTGCGATGGATGTTAAAGATAATGCATATCTTAAAATTGGTGATGAAGTGATGAAAGTGATGAAAAGTAGTCTTGTAAAAATATATTACACTGCTAATACACATAAAAATAAAATTAAAAGTCAGTGGAATACACTTGAGGTAGTAAGAGGATACGGTGGTACTAAAGTTTCAGCTCATAATAATGCATCTGTTGTTGAGTTTCTTGGATCTAGTGAACCTATAATTAAAAATGGACAGATCATTGCTAGAACTAATGATTTAAAAAATGGAAGTGAAAATAAAATACTAGAAGAAAAAACTGGTAATGGTAATGGTGAAACTACTATGATAATAAATGGTGGAGATGTTTATCAAAATAATACCAACATCAATTCTCAGATAACTAGTGAGACATCAGATTTAGAAAACAGTACAGTACAAGGCAATTAAATGACACAACAATTTGAAGGCGATTTTAAATTAAAGAGTATTACTCTGACTCCTGTGGCAAAAGGTTCAGAGTATGCTGGATCGGCTATAGATATTAAGGAGTTGATTGCTGAAGTTAATCTCAAAGAAAGTGTTCTATCTACAAGTTTATATTGTAGTGTAGTGATGCAAGATATTGGTCAGAACTTGATAGAAAAACTTCCTATCATGGGTCAAGAAAAGATTAGGATGGTTGTCTCAACTTATAAGACCACATATACATTAGAGTTTGTTGTCTATAGTGTAGATGGTAGGACTATGATGGAGAAGAATCAAGTCTATATCTTACATTGTTGTAGTCGAGAAGCATTAGTTAATGAAACATATAGAATTGTAGAAAGATTAGATGGTGTCAAAGCACATGAATTTATAACAGATAAGTTAGATATTATTACACAAAAGAAACTAAATTTTGATGAGACTCTTCATAAGTTTGATATGTATGTACCAAACTGGAGATTCTTTGACACTTGTGCATGGTTTAGACCAAGAACAGTAGCATCAGCACATAAAGATTCTGTTGGATACTTATTCTGGGAAGGTTTTGATCAGTATAATTTTAAATCTGTAGATACATTGTTTAATCAGACACCATATCCAGCAAACAATATTAAGTATGCTTATGTACAGGCAAATGCTACAATAAGTGATACACAACGTAGAATTAAAAAATATGCATCACCAAAAGCATTTAATGTTTTTAATGATGCAAGAGCTGGAGGTTTTGCTCATGATGCCTGTTATGTTGATATCAATACAAGATCCTATCGAATTTTTAGAACAACTGCTGATGATTTCTGGGATGATAGTGTTCATCTAGGAGATCTTAAACCATACAGAACTGATGCACCTGTCAACTTTGCATTAGGTTCTGGAAGAATGGTCTATCGACCTACAACTGTAAATACATTTGGTAAATGGGAAGATCTAGAAGAGAAGGGAGAACTCACTGAGGACGAGTGGGTTGATCAGAAAAACAAGATGTATGAAAAAGCTCTGTACAGATTTTATTTTATGGAGTATAATAAACTTGACATTGCAATTCCAGGCGATTTAGATCTTCGTGCTGGTAGCATTATCAATGTTTCGATACCATCTCCGAACGTAGAAAATGGCAATGTTAAAGAAGACAAACGAATGAGTGGTCGTTACTTGGTTAACTCTGTCCATCACACCCTAAATAGAGATAAGTTAAATACCAAAGTAACATTAACTAGAGATTCATATGGAGGTACATCTTTACCTGACAGTGAAGCTACTAGAAGACAAGTAAACTTAGGTAATAAATAGGAGCAAAAACTATGCCTGAAATCAAACACGATCTAAGTCATGAGGTTTATCTTGACCCTAAAGACAATAAAGAACATATCAATCATGGTATGTTGGAGTATAAAAAATCTGAATTAGAAACTGTTCATGCTGATTATGAAAATTATCATAAAGATGATGTCATTGATCCAAACGAAGGAAAAATTAATGATTGGCATACAAGACATGAGGACAAGCATTTAGAAATCTATTGCGATAATCATCCTGATGCATTTGAATGTAGAGTTTATGACGATTAAGTAATGTCTATTAATCCCACCATTGAAACACCAGCTTTTATAGGTCATCAAGATTTTTCTTGGTGGTTAGGTACGGTTGTAAATGCTGATGATAGAGATGCGAAACTAGGAAGAGTTAAAGTTAACATTTTAAACAGACACAGACCTGATGCTAAACCAGCAGATCTTCCTTGGGCTCTTGTAATGCAACCATCCACCAACGCTGCTGTGAGTGGTGTTGGTGTTTCTGCAAACCAATTAAAGCCTGGCAGTTTCGTGATGGGATTTTTCTTAGATCATCCTGACGATCAACAACCCATAGTCATGGGTACTCTGTTTAGTCAGGTCAAAGCAGTAATCGAACCTAAATCTCAAAATTCATTTGATAGGCCTGGTGCTGCAAATATTAGTGAACCGAATACAGGTGGAGATACAAGTGAGACTGGTCAAAATTTAGCAGCAGTTACAACTAATGATGATAATCTTGAAACAAGTGTAGTAGATAGTCATGTTGCTAGTTCATCATTTGAAGAATCAGAATCAAATCCATCAGGTTATGTTACTACAAAGTTAGTTGCAGATGGTAAAGATAGTGTAAAAAATACTGTTGCAAAAGAAATATCATCAATCATTAATGATTTAGCAAATATATTTAAAACTGGTACAATATATGATCCAAATTCTAGTAATCCTAGACTTACAAAGGATTTAAATGCCGAGGAACAATTTATTCCTGTATCAAATTCATCTACATTTCCACCAAGAGGTAAAGTTAAAATTGGTAGTGAAGTTATTGGTTACAACGGAAAAAATTCTTTTGGTTTGACTCTCATTAAGAGAGGGATGCAGAAAACTAAAGATCAAGATCATAAGAAAGGAACTGCTGTAAAATATCTTCCAAAAACTGATTCACCTAGAGAACTTGTAGGTAAATTTAACGATAAAGTTATTGATATTCAATCGACAATTCAAACTGCGTTTGATAAGATTAGAAACTTAATATGGCATATTGTTAATAAACTAAAGTCATTTATAATGCAACAAGTAACAAAGTTACTTAATTTAATTGGTTTATCTGCAATTAGTCCAATCCCTTTATTTGCAAAAGGTATAACCGAAATCATTCTACAAGTTCTTAGACAGATTGGTTGTACATTTGATGGAGCTTTAGTTGATGCCATCATGGGTGGTATTGAAGGATTCATTGAAGCATTTGTTGATAAGATGTTGAATAGTCTTGCACAAAAAGCAATTGACTTTCTTAATTTTGCAGAGAATTGTATCAATCAAATCTTTGGTTCTATATTTCAGTTAGTAGAGGTTGCAAATCAAATATTAGACATTGTTGATTCAATTCAGAATTTAATTAAAGCAGTAGGTAATATAAAAAATTTATCAAATTTATCTGATCTTGCAACTGTTGGTAATATTGTTGCTTTTATTTTAAATCTATTAGGAATTGGTTGTAATAGAAAAACAGATAGTCCTATTAATATTGATTGGGAATCGTGTCCTATTACGGCAAATAATTGTAGTCCGTTTTCCCTCAGCATTACTAGCACTATTCCAGGCCGATGGTCTCCAGAATATTCAAAGATGTTTGTACAATCATCTGAATCTGGTCATGTTTTCATTCAAGATGATACGCCTGGATCTACTAGAGTTGTGATTGCACATGGCCCAAGTAAATCAGGTATTGATATTCAAGACAACGGTGATGTAAAAATTACTAACAGTAATACTAAGACAGAAGTTACTATTAAAGATGAAAGAGTATATATTAAAGGATCACAGATCGTAGATGTAGGTGGAGATTATCATTTAAAAGTTGGCGGTAACTATCATTTAGAAGTTCGTGGACAATACAATGTCTTTGCAAACAGAGAAAGTAAAGTTACATACAATGGTGAACATGAAACAATCTATGAGAATGACTCAGAACTATCTGCTGCAAATGGATTAGCGATTGCTGGTTCTAAAGTTGGTATCTCTGGATCAGGACAGATTGATATGTTTGCTCCTACTGTTTCTCACTTCTGTACAGAAATGAATACTGTTGCAACTGGATCAATCAATAACATTTCTACATTCCATAATGAATTTATTTTATTGAATAAGTTAAGACTTAATGGTTTATCTGATCTTAAATTTAATCTTGGACAAACTGGTAAGTTTGCAGCTGGTACTGATACTCATTTGGTTATTGGTAAGACTACAAACATGAAAGTTGGTGCTGAAACTGAGACTACTGTTGGTGCAACAAACAGAACATTGGTGGGTGCTGGACAAGAAACAGAAGTTGGTGTAAAAAGTGAGAATAATTTAGGTGCTAAGATAAGAAATGGTTTAGGTATATTTGCTAAGAATACTGGTGGTGCAAACGTTGAGAACGTTGCTGCAATCAAAGTGAACACTGAAGCGGCACTGAATTGTAATTTTGCTGGTGGGCCTCACTTCGTGGCATAAACTTGACACCTATTATGTTCTATGTTACTCTGATTGTAGAAGTAGAATAACTATGAATATCAATGATATTCCAGCTGACTGCCAGCTAGTAAAAATTAAAATAGATATTGCATCCAGAACTATCAACTTGTACGGTGATGGAGGCGAATTAGTACAACTGATTGAAGCAGACTCAGATGACTTCACTAAGATGTGTAACTTCGTTAATGAAACACTGGAAGATCATCCAGAAAAAGTTGAGTATGTATTCTGAGGCGAAATTCGGCTTTTGATTACCAAAAAGTCGAGAAAAAAATTCTGGGCCAAAATGACGCCCAGCCTTTTTCTATAAATAACAAAGATTCACTTTATTTTTGAAATGACACAAACCGCTGATGTGACAGGAATGACCTTTGCTCTAGATGCTGATTTAGAGGGTAAATTCCTTGATTGGATAGATGAACAGAATAAATTGATTGTTGAAGAACAGTTAAAAAGCGAAGAATTTAACGAAACACAAAAAGAAATTCAACAAAAAACTTTGGATGCTGGCGCTCCAGTTCCAATATATGATATAAATTCGGGATATTATAGTATTAGTTTTACACCAGTTGCTTGGGGTAATCGTATTTTCGTACATAACCACATAACAGGTAAATCCTTCAAATTATTTGATTATGAGGATTTTCAAGAAGCAGCAGCTAATGCTAATGAAGAAATAAAGGAGTCTCCTACGTTATAAATAGTTTTTGATTAGAAATAACGCAATTTTAACGGGTTTTATCAAACATGGCTTTAACTCAAGTAACAACTCGTGGCATAGCGAAGGGAGTTGAAATTGTTTTGTCTGGAGGTCTTACAGGAGATCCCTCCATATCTTGGCAGAATGATGAAGATACTGGACTTTATAGTAGTAACGCTGGTTATACTGATTTTACATCAAATGGAACTACAGTATTAAGTATTGGTCCTGATGGATTTAATTTTCCTTCAGGCGCAGATGCACCATTTAAGTTTAACGGATCTACGATTGTCACATTTAAAAATAACAGCTTAGAATTAGCATCTGGAAAATCACTCATTGTTCCACAAGGTAGTGTTTCCAATCCATCTATAGCTTATAATGGTGATACTGACACAGGTATATTCAGTAGTGGTGACGGAGAAATTGATTTTGTCTCGAATGGTGCTGTAAAATTAACTGTAAATGCTTCTGGACTAGTTCTTCCAACTGGAAATGTAGGTTCTTCAATTAATATTACGAATAGTCTTAGAAATATCTATGTAAGTGCAAATGATACTTTATCTACTGACTCCTTAACAAATAATGGTAGAAACTTAAACAAACCCTTTAAAACTATACAAAGAGCGTTACTTGAAGCCGCAAAACAATCTTGGGTAAATGGCCCTGGCGATGAAGCTGGAGAATATGGTGCTGATTTATTCGAGTTTTTCACGATTGTTATATTTCCTGGCGAGTATGAAATTGATAACAGGCCTGGAGATGGATCAAATGCAAGTGTTTTAGTAGAGA